CTATCTTTCTACTATAGTGTCAAAAGCCGTATTCCTAGGACAAATAGCATTGAGCGCTTCCGCTTTGGCGGTTATCCGAATTCTGGAATAATACCGGGACATTTTGATCGACTGGTGACCCGCGATTGACATGATCGTTTCATCGGGTGCTCCTGATTCAAACAGTTTCGTGATGATCTGGTTGCGAAAGTTTCGCGGCTGCAGCCACTCTAGTCCCGTCTTTTTCCGCATCGTCCTGAATGCCGACCGTATAAAGTATGGCGACGCCGCCTTCCCAACGTCATAGCTCCCGCGCTTCAGCCGGTACGGAAAAATGTAATGGTCCGCATGCCACGCTCCCAGGCGTTTTGCCCGCTCCACGATCCTCCGTACCTGTTTCGCGGCCACCGCATTCAGCGGCACTACGCGCGCCCGAAACTCATTCTTCACCTTGGTATCAGGGATATGGATCGTCGGCGGCTCGTGCTCCAGAAAAACATGTTTCATCTGCAGGTACCGCAGCTCAATTCCCATGGCCGACGTATTATTCGTCAGCGACACCGCCCAGTACGCCACGCTCCAATCCGGATTCCCCGCCACCACGCGAAAGAATCTTTCTTCTTCTTCCGCTGTCAGCACCTTAGGCGGCGTCCAATTCGGCAGCGGCAGCGGCTTGTAATGCTTCTCGATCAGGTCCCACAACTCCGCGGTCTTCAAAATCTGCGCCAGCGTATTCAGTTCATGGTTCACGCAAGATGCTCCTGCTTCCAGCCGCCTTTGCCGCTGGTATTCCAGAAAATGCCCAATATGGATCTGCGACAGCAACACGCCCGCAAACACTTTCTGCAAATTTCTTACATACCATTCGTACATCTCGATCGTCCGCGGCTTCTTGCTGTGCATCTTCTTGATCTCCAGCCATTGCCGGGCTGCTTCTTCAAAAGGAAGTGTGCGAAACTTTAATGGCGTTAGCATTTTCATAAGAGCTCGTACCTTGCTTTTGCGGCCATCCGGCCGTAGGGAGTAGCCGGGAGAGCCGCTTACTTGGGTTCAGCCGTCATTCTATGTGGTTCGTTTTTATTTCGCTACAACAAAATGTAGCGCAGTCAGGGGACCCTGGCCCACAACATATAGTTTTTGGCCAAAAATCCCCGCGGAAATCATGGATTCCCTGCTCGACCCGCAATTTCGGATTGCCCATGCCTGCCGCTGCCTCCGCCGCTTTTACCCCTCGACCGCCCGCTGCAATGGTGTGCTCACCGGCATCAGCGCCAATACGCTGTCCGGCGTGATCTCCTGGCCAGCCGCGTCATGCGCCGCCTGAATCGCGATTGCTGCCAGGTTGGCAAACGCTTCCGTAAGGCGCTCCGCTCCTGCTGCATCGAATCCGCCCACGCCGTCCGCTTGCCCAATCAATTGCTCAATGAACAGCGCGGCGTCTTTCACCGTCTTCAATTGCTGTTTCAGTTTGTCTGCCGTGGAAATGCCTGTTACAGGATTTGTTGCCAAGATTGCACCTCGTGAAAATCGGTATTTGGTATTTAGTAATTGGTGATTGGTATTTAGTATTTGGTCGTCATCCCGAACCCCGTCAGCGAAGGCGCGCTTTCAACCCGGGGCCCCCAGCACGCGCGGTTTTCGCGTGATGGGGTGGTTCATCAGCGCCTGAGTAGGGGTGAGGGACCTTGCGCCCATTTACTCTGCAACTCCGTCGCCGGCTGCGTTATGAGTTTCCTCGATGCAGGTTCGTATCAGGGCACGGGCTTTAGCCGTGCCGTAAGTCGCTTTTTTGAGATTTGGGCTTTAGCCCCTGCGTTTTTCAATTTGCAAAAAGTCTCCTCGGACGAGACACGTGTCAGGGCACGAATTTATTCGTGCCGTCTCGCCCATACAAAATTTATTGGGCTTTAGCCCCTGAATTTATCAGCGGCCTTAACGCCGCCACCGCCGCCACTGGATCCCGAACATCCGGCCACTTAACCACGCCCGCCGGCTTTTTCCCCATCAGCCCGCGCACCGCATTCAGCAGCGTGGGAAACTGTTCCAGCAACCCCACCACCGCGGCTTGCTTCTCCTGCAGCGTCGCGGACTTGTCTTTCGCCACTTTGGCCACGGCATACGCGGCAAAGGCGTCCACCGCGGCCACCTGCACCTGGCGCGCTTTCTCCACGGCCTGTTGCGCTTCGCGCGTCTGCGGCAGATAAAACGTTTGCGGATCAAACGCCGCGTCCTGCGCGGCATTCTGTGAATCAGCGGCGCATGCATGCCGGATGTCGGCATCAAAGTGGTTGTAGCCAGCCACCGCGCAATCGATCAGCGCTTTGCTCGCGGCCAGTGACGCATATGTCGTCCGGTCCCACGAACTCACGCATCCCGCCAGCAGCGCGCTCGCCGGGATGATCACGCAAAACGCCAGCACACTGGTAATCTTCGTCCAGTCAGTAATGCGGCCCTGCTGGCTTCCCGGCAGCGGCGACTGCTTCAGATACAGCAGCACTGACTTCACGCCAATCACCAGCGCCGCCGCGCCAACTTTCGTCAGTCCGGCTCTGGAAAAGTTAAAGCTCGCCGGATCCAGTTGCATGGTGGCCAGCGCGGTAATCATTGAGCTCAGCGCAAATACGCCCAGCCCCTTGAACCAGGTTCTAAGGTTCATGGTGTTGTCCCTCGTTTCGATTGAAGTTAATTTTTAATGCAGATATTGGAAGAGCTTTTGGCTTTTGGCTTTTGGCTTTTGGCTTTTGGCTTTTGGCGGTTGGGTTAAACGACTGTCGACTTACGAAGGTATTCGCTTGTCGCCTTGCCGCTTGCTGCTGTCATCCTGAGCGAAGCGCCTCAAGAGGTGTTGACGATTGCGGGAATCATGAGCGCGAAGTCGAAGGATCCCGGCACTATTCACCCTTCAATTCAGCCTCAGGGAGTTCTCACGAGAAACCGCCATCGCGAGAAACGAAGCGTGCACTCTCATTCATTCATTGAACTATCTTCCCCATCAGCCATTTCATCGCCATCCACCACCGCTCCCGCCTCCACGTGTCGCCACGATGTCCCTCTGGCAATGCATCCGATCGTCGCGGGTGTCACGCCATATTCGCGCGCGATCTCGCTCATGCACATGCGATTCTCCGCCAGCAATCTCTTGATCCTGCTTACCTTTTCCGCTGTCAGTTTGGATCGGCTGTGGTTGTCACCATGCGGACTCCTGCCCTTTTCCTTCATGTCTCTCATGTTGTCCATCATCGTTCCCACAAATAGATGTTCAGGGTTCACGCAGGCCCGCACATCGCACTTATGGCAGACCACCAGGCCCGGCGCTATCTCGCCGCGGAAAAACTTCCACGCCAGCCGATGCGCGGGATACATCTTTCGTTCAAACCGCACCATTCCGTAGCCGCTGGCTATCACCATCCCCCGCCATAGCCAGCACCCGCTTTCGCGGTCTGGACAGACCTTCGCCAGAAATCTTTCTTTTGGAGTCAATTTCATTGAGAATGTCTCCTGGGTAACGACCAAATTTCTTGAGGATCGGATGAAACAGTTTCGTGTCTCACGTCACTAGACTGAAGGTTGTATTTGTCGTCGCTTTGCAAAAAAATGAGTTTGCGAAGGGAAAAACGAGTATTTTCGTTATCAGATGTGAACGAAACAAATTTTAGGGCCACTGCCCAAAGTCTGTTCTAGGAGTGCTTATGGCTTGCCAGATTCGTCCTGACCCAACCGGGATTAACAGATTCCAGGCGCCCAGTGGCGCAACTCTCACACTCTGTATCGACAGCGCCAGTGGCCTCGCCCACCTTACCGCCGCCAATCTCAATGGCGCGAATATTCCTGTAAACGATCCGTGCGTTACCTTTACCATTGTCGCCGGACCGAATCTCCTGCTCATCACCGTGGTTTCACCGGACAACAACGACACCATTACGGTTTCCGAAGACTGTGGCAATGGAACGAAGAACCCAATTGACGTGTATCCGTACGACCCGTCCGACCCGGTGCGCGGTTACACGATTATCGGAAGGTAAGGAACTTCATGCGCAAATACTGCTTACTGAGCTTTTTGTTGATCGCTAGTCTTCTTGAGGGTCAGGAACTTAAGACCGCTAACACCGCGCTCCAGCCTTACAGCGACCTGCTGAACAAAGTCTTGACGGCCCCGAACGCCGCCGCCAAAACCACAGCGGTCAATGATCTGATGACCATTGAGCGCCACTTGAATCAGTTCTCGCAATACGCCAGCTCAGTCCGCTTTGCAACCAATGATGATCTGGCCAAAGAGGTACAACAGAAGTTGGCCAACCTGGTCGAGCAGAGTCGGCTCGATGTACAGTCCGACTCCGGCCCCGGTGCCAGTGGCAGCACTTCGGCTGTGGCCAAAGCCGGTCTTTCCTCAATCTTGAGCGCTGCCATTGAAAGTGGGGCCATCACGCAAGCCATCAATGGCAACACCATCAACGTTACCGGCAATGTGGACTCAGTTGCGCGCTTCCTCGCTGGAGGCCCGCCCATTCCCTATTGCCCGCCCTCGAAGAACACAAAGGCAGGCTGCGGAACTCCAATATTGAAAGACCTTGGCTTTTCAGTTTCCGTGGATACGGACCAGAACTCCACCAAGACCGCCGCCACCAGCCCCACGGACAATCCCGCAGGCACGCCTTCAACCGTCAATCTTTTGGCGGGAAAGAACAGGTTTTCCGGAGCTTCCCTCAAGTATGTTTTCCGCAACCCGCGCGACGTGCACTCAAGCCAATTTCGAACGGAATGGAACGATTTTTACAAGAAGCACGTGGAAGAATTTCAGATCGCCGGCGCGCAACTCCTGGGCACTGTCTCTCACGCGTTCTTGCCTGTCACGCAGGCCCCTGATAACCAGTACGGGAAGCTACAACTCTCGCACGTAAATGAGCTCATGACTGCCACTACCCAGGCTGACCTTGAAACCGCACTTGCGTCATATTTGAACGCCGTAATCGCTTTGGGAAGGTCCGTCGCGCCGGACTTTGATAAGCAGCTTCGCTCTGTTCTCTCTGCCTACATGCTTTATCTGGGTAATGTCAACGCGCTGCTTAAGACCATCAATGAGAAAACAGTCTTCTCCGCTGAATACAACTTTCAGCGTCCTCAGGGACAGCCCGATACGAGCGCCTTTCGCATCATGTCATCGTTCAATCCCTTAGGCCCAAACGGCACCCTCAGCATCAACGTGGCCGGGACTCTTTATAATTCATCCTCGGTAACCACGCAGTTTGGCCGCTGGCGCGATGCTCAGGCGTCCCTCCAGTTGGAGCGCCGGATCTCAGGCGACCTCGCAAACTATCCCGCGCGCTTCAGCCTCGCCGCCTATTTCCAATACATGTTCTCTCCCGGCCTCATCAGTCTTGACTCCAGCAATTTTGCGCCCGGAACCAACATCAATCTGGGACAGTCGGCCGCTGTCGCTTTGGCCCCAGCGGGAGCAATCTGGATCGGCGAAGCCAAACTCACTCTAAAACTGAAAAGCAGCGGGGCTGAGATTCCAATCTCCATCACCCAGTCAAATCGCACTGACCTCATCAAATCCACCGTCACCAGGGGGCATATCGGTTTAACTTTCGATTTCGGTAGGCTCCTCGGCTCGAACTGAGATGGCCTCAGGCTTCAACCGATTTTCCGTTCGCGCTGATGCCTTTGCGCTCGGCAAAGTCTGTCCACATCAGCTTGTGCTGGTACACAATGATTGACATCTTGCGATAAATCCCCAGCAGCACCAGCAGGTTCGCTGCCGTAACAAAGTCGGTAAAGTGGATTTGCATGGGTCCTCTCCGAAGAAATGATTTCGCTCAAACAAAAGAAACAGCTCGTACTCGCACCACAGAACTGTTCAGCTTCAATAATTCGTTCTGATAGACTCTGTTCTTTCCGGGAAACGGAGTCGGTGCAGATGAAACACTCGCTTTACGAATTTGGCGCCAGCGAGGGCGCGGTACGGTATCTACAACAACGTTTTGTGCAACGGTTCCGCGGGTTCTCTCCTGTATTGGACATCGGCTGTGGTCGCGGAATTTTTCTTTCCCTGCTCAAGGAGGCCGGTATTGAAGCAGTCGGCCTCGACCATGCCGATGAAGCAGTGCAGGCTTCGCGCAGCCACGGCTTCACTATCGAGCAGGCCGAGTGCCTCCCCTTTCTTGAAACCACGCAGCAGAAGTTTGGCGGCATCTTTTGCAGCCATGTCATCGAGCACATGGATTTTGAAAGTGCAACGCGCCTCATCGAGGCCTGCCGTCGCGTTCTGCGCCCAGGCGGCAAGCTGGTAATCGTCACCCCAAACCCTGAAGACCTTGCCATCATCGGTGAAATTTTCTGGCTGGATCCGACCCACGTTCGTCCCTACCCCTTGCTGCTTCTCTGCAGCATGCTGGAAGGCTCTGGATTCACCGTGACTCAGCGCGAACAGTTTAATGGTGGTTGGAGACTCATTGGCCGCCGGCATCTCTTTGCCTTCTACTGGAAGAAGATGTTCCTGGGAAACAACTATGGCCGTCCGAATACCGCAGTTACCGCCGTGATTTCATGAAAACGTTGACCAGCATAGCCACTTTCCGTTCGTTGCTACCGACCAATACAGGTAAAGGTGGCCTGATACGTGGTCCCGGCAACCGGAAGCGCATTAAAGAAAAATGTCGCCGCTGTCGCCGTCATAGTATTTGGAATCATTGCACCCGATGGCCCATTACCATCCGATCTAACGACAAGACAGAGAGGGGCGGTCGTCCAAGTTCCATCGTGAAATGTCAGCGTGAAAGTCGCATTGACGGCTTGCCCCGTTCCGTTCGACGTGATGTTGATCTGCCCAATAACATCATTCCCAGCTACTGATGACACCGTTGCAGTCGTTCCCCAGCCGGCAGATAGACCACCAACGTCCCCCACCACCAAAGACGATCCTTGATTGGCCTTAAGGCGCTTCACGTTGGTGTTGCCGGTAATCGTGGGATCAGAAATCGCCGGGCTTGTCAGCGTTTTATTCGTCAGGGTATCGGTGGTGGTTCTTGCCACCAGGGTATCGTTTGCGGCTGGAAGCGTGAGCGAGTTTGAACCAGCAACTGGGGGTGCTGCAACATTGATTGTTCCAGAAGTCGCGCCGCGCCATTGTGCTGATGCTCCGGGAGAATTAAATGTCACTGTTCCATTGTTGGCCAGGGAGAGCACACCGGCTGCGTTGGATGCGATACTTACGCCGCCAGACCCGTCATTCGTAATGGTTGCAGGCAGGGTTTGCGATGCGGTCTGGAGGGTAATGCCGCCGGCAGTGATGATCTGCCCTGTTGTATCGGCAACCGAGGCCTTGGCCGCAGTGCCGAGAAATACCACTCCCGCCCCGTTCCCATTCACGAAGGTGTTGGTATAAGGCGACGTGCTTGATATGAAAAAATGGCTGATGCCCAGGTTGTCGAGGATTGCAAACGGTGCGGTCGCTGAAACCTGCTTCACATTGGAGGTGCTGAGCGTACCCGCAGCGCTGAGCGCCAGGGACGTGCCCGTGGCTGCTCCAATGTTCGGCGTCACCAGCGTTGGCGACGTGGCTTGGACCGGAATGCCCGTTCCGGTTGCCGTGGAGGTGCAGGTTGGCGGAGCAGCAGTATTCAGCGCCGTCACATACTGGTTCGCCGCGCAGGCCCCGGCTCCGGGGATGGACCCGGGAATATTTGAGCCGGTTACCGTCCCCGTGGCCGCCACGTTTCCCGTAACGCTCAGGTTGCCGGAAACCGCATTGCCCGTGAGCGGCGCAAAGCTGCCCAGATTGACCGGAGCGTAATTGTCGAAGTTGAACGTGGCGCCGGTGAATGAAACTCCGGTGTATCTCAGGACCTCTTGCCCCGTGCTGGAATCCTTCACCGTGACGCGGTAATAAATTCCCGACGGCAACGTATTGGCCGGATTCGGCACGGTGAAGGTTGTCACTACGCCTGCCGCCACCGTGGAACAATAGCCGCGCCTGAGAGCCTGTCCGCCGCCGCCAATCGAAACCGAAATGGGCGTGTCGCTCTGGTCTGTGATGAGAAAACAGACTTGCCCGGCTGCTAACTTCGTGCCGTTGATGTCTGTGATGTTGGAGCCTGACACGGTGGTCAAATTCTGCGCGTGAAGACTTACCGCAAAGGCCGCAAAGAGCGCAAAGCACAAGAATAGTTTTTTCATTGACTCTCCTAAAGTCAAAAGCAGACCGCTAATTTCGCGAATGAACGCTGATCAGAACTGGTAATTGTTAGAATCAAAAAGGCTAAGCTGGTTTGAAAGGAACTCTATGCCTAATGTAACTAAGGGCGAGAAACTCATGTGCCTTGAGGACGCTGCGGTTTTCGATGAAGGCAACACGGTAGCATTCACCATCAAGAGCAAAACCGGAAAGCAACTACGCTTGAACTGTTCACTCCCTGAAATCGGAGACGTGTGTTCATTCTTAGGGCTTGCAGCCAAAGCGGCTGGCGAAATGCGGAACGCACCAACCCCGCCACTTCCCGATGCTCACAACTATCTTGCTCCGATTCCATCTCAGGGCATTGGCTTTCAGGCTGGTGCAGATTCAAGCGAAACTATCCTTGTGATGCGGCTGTTTGGGTTTGACATGGCATTCTCAGTTCCCAGTAGTGGGTTAGTGCGCCTTGCAGACGACGTTGCCCGAATTGCACGCACGTTATCGGCTGAGGGGAAAATTCACTAGGCGCTAGCATGTCGCTCCTTTTTGTCGATAGGGTTCCCTCACCCGCTTGCGCGGGATTCGGGATTTCAGAAAAAATTAGAGTCCCGGCAACGGCCGCCCGGGTGCGCCTGAGCCGCCGCTACCGGATGAACCTTGCCCGCCGGTAGTGCCTCCGGTGCCGGATGAATTGACCGTGCTTACCAGCCCGACGCGCATCTGTCCGCGTCCGATGGCTTGAACGTAATCATTCAAATTGACCCAGGCAACGTGAGTGGACTGATTGAAGTCATAGCTCACCCAATAATTTGTGCTGACCTGGATTGCCGTTCCCCGGTTATCGAGCGTCAAGGTCTGCGCTGGAATGGTGCGCTGCGTCTGGTCACGCTTCCATGATGTGTAAGACGTGCCTACGCCTCCGGGTCCGTAAATCCTGATATTGTCTGCACTGCCGGCAATGAAAGTGGAATCTAATGTGGCGTTGTTCGATGGCGGATCGCCGATATTTCCGAACGTCCCATTAAACGCGAAGCTGTAAGCCGTGGCATTGGCCAAAGACTGTTCCATCAACCCCATGCGATTGAAGCTGGTGAACTTGAACCAGATGGTCGTTCCTACAAGAGTCGGATCGGCTTCCCAGACAAACACTCCGTTGTCCAGCCGCAGAAACACTGAACCAATGTTGTGTGTGGTATTCGGCGAACCGAAAACGCCGCGCCGCAACCTGGTCGCAAGATTGTAGTGATAGGCGCTGGTTAAAGTAGCCGCCTGAAAGCTGATCAGCTCGCCATCGACATAGCAAAGCGTGCGGAAATTATCGGCGTCCGAAGCCGAGCCGCCGTTCAGAATCCCCGATGATTGCGTGACATCGACAGCCAGCGTGTGCGTGGTATCCGGATCAGCCGATGACACCAGTTGCGCCGTGAGCACGCCCATGCGCGACGGCCCGTACATTTTGCCGATCTGCACATAATTGCTGTTGTCCGGTGAAACCCATACCGACGCGCCGCCCCAATCCTGATTCACCGCAACGCCGCCCGAGGTGTAAGCCCCGTTGCCGATAGAACCATCCAGCGTAAAATTGTCCGGATCGATCTGCGTGATGGTCCATGTGCCGTTGGCCGCGGTGTTTCCGCCCACGCCGGCGATGGTAACTTTCTGTCCGCTCTTGAACTTGTGCCCCGTGGCCGTGATCTTGATCGGCGTTCCCGCGACGTTCGTTGCTCCGGTGATCGCAACCGTGGGACCGCAGGCGCCGAGCCACACTTCATAGTTTCCCGTGAGCGAGAGCCGGTCATTGGCTTCAAAGATAATCGGCGTAGAAATCGAGCCGGGATCTGAATTGGCTTGCGTGATAAATCCTGTGCCGGGCTGATGCGGATACAACGTTGGGTTGGCCGTGCCCCAGGGAAAATCTTCGGCGTCCACTTCCAGCTTGCCGGAATCGTCTTCCCGCATGGCCGTGATCCGCACCGGCTTCTTGTTGTATCCCAGTTCAGGGATGGTGAGCGTAACCAGGTCCATGGGCTCCAGCAGATTGAATTGCCAGCCAAGGGAAAACGTGTACGTTGCCCGGATTTCAACCGAGCGCTTACGCAGCAGATTGGCTGCGAACTTTGCCACCGTGGTGGTGGTGATCGAATGCGCCTGCACGGGGGACGCTTTCCGAAGCCCGTACAAGGCGATCATGGCGTCATCTTTGTCTTCAGCCACATCGGGGTTATAGTCGTTGGCGCGATTGGCAAATTCAATGGAGACAGAATTCATCACGTCCGCCACGGATGGCCGCTTGATCACCACCGGCGTTAGGAGATCAGACGTCGTGAGATCGTATATGGGCGCGGTGTTAGGAATGAACGTTGCGCCATTGCCTACGAACGTGGTGTCTCCATAGGGGACGATTTTCAGAACGCCTTCACTCCACACCGCCGCGGCGTTGGTAATATCAAGAATTTCCTGTATCCAATCGCTGGCGGCTTTTTGCGCGTCCAGCACGGGCGAAAGAAAAAGCCCGTTGGCGGTACAGAAATTCCGGTACTGCGTGAGATCGCCCGGAGTGACGACGCCGGCCAATCCGTAAAACTGATTGGCCAGAAGATCGGCAATGATCGCCGACGGTTCCGCGTCGGCAATGCCCGCGCCGAAGGTGATGCCGCTGAGCACTTCAAAACTCAGATTAGGCAGCGTGCCGCTTTCGCCCAGGTCCATGGCGGACGCCGCAACGTAAGCGATGCCGTTATAGCCAAGGTCCTGGCCGGGATGCGCCGAGGTCAAATAACTCCATGGCGTTTGCGGACGCGAGCCAAGAAACAGAGTAAGACTAAGTTTCTGCTGTGGCTGCCCGTTCGAGTTGGAGTCAGGAACCGAATAGACATAGGTGATGGTCATCACCTTGCCGGCATCGGCGGCCGAAAAAGTAAAAGTCGGCGCTACAAGAGCCGCTGTTCCGCCTGATGTATAAGCGCCGTTTCCAGTGCTTCCGTTCAAGCTGAAATGGCTTCCATCGATGACAGTGATCGTCCAAGTGCCGTTGGCTGCTGTGTTTCCGCCCACACTGGCGATCTGCGCTTGCTGCCCACTCACATATCCATGAGCAATATCAGTAATCACAATCGGGCTGGCATTCGTGGCTCCGGTAATCGTGGTGGGTGGCGCAGTAGGAGTTTGCGTGAACTGTCCCGCACCCGGCGAGCTGCCGACCTGCGTCATGGGCGTCTGCTGCGTTCCGGAAAAAGGTACTGAGCCATCAGAACCAAAGTCTGTCTGCGAGAAACTATAAGCGTCCGCTCGTCCTACTCCGCGGTGCGAATGAAAGACGCCGCCGCCCGGAGGTGTAACGGTAATTCCTCCGCCGCCGCCCGGAACAGTAAAAGGCACAGTGGCGGAGATCATGGTCAATTTTCCCTTAGTGTCCCAGACGTTGTGCAAATTCAGAATTGGCCCCTGGCACAGCGCCATGGCCACCGCGGTCTGATAGGTGTATGTGGTATTTGAAATCGCGTTGCCGCCGCCGGAGCCCAGCCCCTTGCCGCCAACCTTTGTTGTGGACGTGTGCGGAATGGAAGAAAAATCACCGGCCCAGATCAGCCGTGCTGCAATGCGGTTTTGGCCGTAAAGAATGGGAATCACCTGCCCATAGGAGCTGGTTTGGACGCGCAACGCGGAAAGTAGATTCGGTTTTGCCGCGAGCGCATTCTTCCCGCCGCCTTTTCCGCCCATCAGAGCCATACATTGACCTCGTCTAGTTCGTGGTTAATACCCGCTTGTCAGCAATGAACCTGCGTGACCCGACTACCAGCTTCCCGCGTCGCCACTGACTGCACTTCAAAACATTTGTATTCCCTGCTCAACAGTTCACCATCGCGCAAGGCGTCGCTCAGGAGCACTCCGTGGGGAATGTAAGAGTGGATTACGATCGGCCACTCCACCACGATGGCGCCATGGGAAAATGTCCGCCCAAATCGGAATACAATGAAATCGGCCGGCAGCGGCGGTGTGTCAATTTCCACCACGAACTTTTCGATTTCTTTCAGGTAAAGCTCTTCTGAGCGGTGCAGATGCCACTGGACCGAGTACTGCGGAGGCTCATATTCCCGCGGCAGCGCGCCACACTCTTGATACACAGCCAGCGGAAACATGGCGCAATCCGCACCGGCCCGCTTCACCCGCGCATGATGGTGATATGGCGTGCCCAGCCACTCTTTGGCTGCGCGCACAATATCGGCACGCTGCTCAATCGTCAGTCGTTCCATTTGCCATCCTCCTAGATTGCAGTTTCCGGTGCAGGCACGTAAGGAAAGCCTTCAAAGTTCACCAGGTTGGCAAACTTTCCGGAGCAGGTGACTTGTCTCTTGTCGCAACCCGGGTAGGCAGTGAAGGTGTCCCCCGCGTTGGGCGCAAACGGCAGCGGTGAATTGAAGGAAATCATGCCGCCCTGGTATTGCCGGACCGCTTTCACCAGTCCATTATTCGGGCCGCTGGTGAATACAAGCTGGCCATTGTCGAAATAGCCATCCGGCCGCGCCGAGGTTGTGATGATCTTGTTCGCAGTGCTTCCCGCCTGGATCACAAGGCTGTCGGCAAAACTGGTTTTCGCCAATCCGCAGCGCGCATCAAAGAGCGTATTCGTGCAGCCTGGCTGCAGGATGAGCGCTGGAAGTTGCATGCTCAGGTAGGCCGTGCCCGCGTTGACGGACAGCTTCGCTGAAGAGCGAGTAAGTTCATCCAGGGCGCCGATGAATCCGGAAAACCTCAACACCGTGCCAATCTGGTTCGATACGGAATCCATGAACAGGCGGTCGATTCGAAACGCTGCGCCATCAAAAAAGCCCTGGCCAATAGCTTGGAGGATCGGCATGCCATTGAGCGTGTCGGTCAGGCTGGCTTCGATCGTGATCTCCAGCGTCGCCACGTCCATACCCAGCTTCTCTTCAATCGCCGACCGAGCAATATTCGGCGGCCCCGTCAGGAATGTGTTTCCCAGCACCGTCAGGTTTGTGTCCCATGTTGTGTAACGCAACGCTGGGCCGCTCTTGAGGATGATGGTGTAAAGATCGGCCATGCGGATTTCTGTCGCGCTCTGGAGCCACGTGACCAGATTGTTGCCGCCGATATTTGTCGGTGTTTTCATATCAACCCTTGAACCACAAAGGACACAAAGAAACACAAAGAGGCTTCGCTCGTCACGAGTCAAAGTCCGATGTGTTCCTTTGTGTCCTCTGTGGTAAAAACCTTTTATTTGCGGACTGAAATCAACTGCACTTCTTTGCACTCGTACAGATTGAAATAGAAATTGCTGAACTCTATTCCCTCACGCGTTCCGCTGGCAGAGCTTCCGCGTGAGGTTCCGGCGTCAAATCGCACGCGGTGCAGGAAAGTAAAGTCGGCAGTGATGGAATGACCTGCTGCCGGAGCATTCGTAAACTGCACCAACCCATTGCTGATGGTGTAAGTATTTGTAGGTTGCACCGTACCGTTGTCGTAAATGATTGCTGCCTGGTTCGCCGGATTCTGGCACGCTTCCAGAAATCCACCGAAGTTGCGCACGAGCTGAAAGTTCTTCGTCACTCCGTCCCCGGCTCCGATGGGCTGCCCGGTGAAAACGGAGTCTTCCAGTCGCTGCGTCAGGTCGCTTTCATTGAGCAGGAAGTCGTCAAACTGTCCGCCGCGGGCCAGAAAAAAACCAACCAGCGTCTCCAGCGGCGTCTGTTCGTTTTCATCTCTTGATCGCGGATCGTTCAGCAGATACTCATAGGCCAGGGTGAGCTCCCAGATCGGGTTCTGGAAGTTTTGCACCCTCACTTCGCGACCGGCAAGTGAGGACTGGATTTCCGTAGAGAACGTGGGGTTCTTGGTAATCGTCCAGCCCAGGCCCCGAACTTTGGGAAAGAGAAGGTTGCTCATCTTGCTCCTTTCCGCTTGAGCGCCCGCGTTACTTCATTGGCGATCATGTTGCTGTGCCGGCGGATGTGTCCCTGAAAAGACGCTGCATCTACGGCGTTGACGGAGTGGTTTACGACCACGGTGACACCGCCGCTTTGGCTGCCACTTTCCACCATGTCGCGGAGTCTTCCCGCGATTCCCGCGGGCAGAATGGTTTCGTTCTTGTGAACAAAGTTAAGACGGTCGCTATCTACGCGCCAATCGCCGCCGGCGGATGACATCGCAGCCCCGGCATATGCTTCTCCGACCCCAAGCACCTCAATCGAGGCTGGGATGTTAAGCGGGTAAGGAACATCAGAAAGAGTGGACGCAGCCCCTGCATTCGCGTCGGAACTTGCGTCCCCTGCGTTCTTCGCCCTCTTGCGATATGAGTCAAGAAGATCGAGAGCCCAATCCTCGGCCCTTTTCTCCGCTTTCTGGGCAACGTAATCGGCGAATGAGCCGATCAGTGAGTTGAACATCTTGGCGAAGCCCTGAGCTACGGTTTCCGTCCCTTGAATCATTCCAAGGATTTCTGTTTTGAAGGCATTGCCGATCTGCGAGAATACTTGGCGGTACTGCTGCTCTTGCGCTTTCAGGCCGTCTGTAACTGCTTTGGTTTGGACCAACTTGGATTGGGCGATGATCTTATCGATCTGGTTCTGGACTTCCTGCTGCTTTTTTTTGTCGCCATCCCACAAGGCCCAGCGCTTCTGCTGGGTAAGCTTCTCGATTTCCAACTCCCGTTCTTTCTCTTGCGCGACGGCGGCAATTTCCTGCTGCTGCGTGATCTTGCCCTTTTCAAAGTCCTGGGTGATTAGCTGGATTTTCGCTTCGCTGGCGATCTTCGCGACTTCAATCTGGCCTTTGTAGCCTTCGTCCCAGGTCTGGAGTTGCTCATTGGCGGCTTTTATGACAGCATCTTTTTCCGCTTTGATTGCGGCAAAATCTGCCGTCATCGTCTGCTGGCTGGCTCTTTCGTCAATTGCAACAATGGCTCTCGTGCTCGCATCGACCGCAGCAACCTTGTCGCTCTGCTCTTTTTTGAAAGCGGCATTACTCTTCTCTGCTTCAGCAACTGCAATCTGGCGCGTGAGAGAGTTATTTTTTGCGAGCTGAGCCGAGGCGGCGCTCTGACTTTGGGCGTAAATTGTTAGGTCATTCAGGATACGCTGCTCGTCACGGTATTGTTCATTCACTTGCTTCGTGGCATCGGCAAGGCTCAGCGCTTCTCGCACCTGGGTTTCGCCATTTGGTCCGCTCGCTACGCTCTCATCTCTTTTGGTCAGCGTGTCGATTGCGGCATTCTTTTTATCGGCAAGTGCTTTCTGCTGCTCCGCAATATAGCGACGAAACTCCGCCTGTTTTTTATCCAGCGACGTTTTATAATCCGCGGCTTCCTTCTCGTGACCGAGAGCGGCAGCCGTGTTCATCTGCTGCGCGAGATCGTCGATCGCGGTCTTAAATTCATGCGCCTTTTCGATGACATCGTTCGAACCGTTATCGCCATTCATCAAACGGTCCCAAAAACCCTGCTTCTGCTTTTGCAGCAGTTCGTCCAGTTTATCGATGGCTTTCGTAAACTCGTCCACCAAGTCGGCAGTGGCTTTTCTGCCCTCCTCCATTGCAATCTTGACCCCGTTCGTGGGAGGCTTCTTTTGCAAAATCGCAAGCTGATCCTGTAACTTGAGGTTGTTCGTCTGGAGAGCAGCGGCATACTGGTTCACAGCCAGCGCCTCGTTCAAGGTCTCAGCCTTGGTTTTTTCCAGCTCTTCCCTTTCCTTCTTTAGTTTCTCGGTTAAATCAAAAATCGCTATGCCCAGAGTAATGACTGCCAGGGGAGCGAATGCCGCGTCCAACGCGGGCCCTATTAGCTCGCTCGATGCGAGCATTTTTGAAATCCCATCGGGTACCTTGACCCCGATAAGGTCGCCCAACATCTCAACAGATTTGCTAACTCTATCCAGGTGCTCTTTGGCCGCATCGGCGGCATCTTTGACTCCAGTGGCATCGCCCGTTATTTTGATGGGAACTTCGTTGTCAGCCATAGTGGTGACTCTCCGTGTTTCTTGATAAGGCACATTAAAATCTAAAGAAATGCCGCTTCTAGATCGCTCAGTATGCCAAAGAAATTAAAGCGACTCTGTTTAAGTTGAACGCCAAAAAATAATAGACGAGCGCAATCGAACACATATAGAATTTGACGCCATGACAATCGCAAAACTCTGGATACCTCTCTCCGCGATCTTGGCAATCTCGATCTTTGCCGGTAGCGCACCGGCACAAACATCACCTGCCAAAACCAAAGCACAGCCCCAGGCTACGGCTGCCCTTCACGCAATCGACGCGTGTGAAGCCAATTTAGAAGCGGACTTATCACATGCGGGCAAGGATGATTTTCAGGAGGTCATGAAGAACTCCACCTACAAAACCAAGTTGCAACAGGCGAATGACGCGGTAGAGAAAGTCTCAGATCCCGACCTCCACAGAGACCTGGGGATTTTGCTCAACGATGTCGCGTATGGAGTCTCCAATGCCGGAGTGGGGGCGATAATCGGGGACCCCAACAGTCTCAAGAAAGCTGTAGCCGAATTTCATTCTGACCGCGACCTGGTTGCCGCGGAAATCAATACAGGAAAGCGCGGTTTGCTACGCGACGCTGTCCTAAAGCGCAATCAAAAGAAGTAGATGACCTTGCTGATGCTCCCAAGCAGAGTTACGTCTTGTAAATTGGCGGAAGCTTGTTGATCACGCTTCCGCCAGCGGACGAAACGGCCCGGGATATTTCAGCAAAATCGAGGTCCCCTTTCTTTCGCGCCTTGCCCATGGAGGTCCGCTTGCCTCCCATGAGGTAAGCGGCCACTAAGACGTGAGTGGGCGGATAATCCTTCCAGTACGCCATCAGGTCATTTAGCTCCCAAAGAGTCAGCTGCTCGATTTCACGCAGCGTCCATCCGGTAGCGGTGGCGACGTGGCCAAAGACAAATGGCCAGTCCGCTATACCGGTACCGGAGTCGGTTCCCCCGCGGCCGCCTTTTTGAGACCCGACACTTCAAGCATGGCATTGAACAGAACATTGAAATCGTCGAAGGTAAGGCCGTTCTCAAGCTGCTCTGCGGTGAGATCCTGGTGCACTTTTCTTACGGCATTCTGGATCACCGGCAGATACCGGAGCAACGAAGCCAGCCCGGAATTTTCCGCGGAAGGTTTTTCCTGAAACAGCGAATCTAGTTGGCGCAATTCACCGAGCGTGAGTGACGAGACCGTAAGTTGTCCCAGCGATGTGGGGACAGTTTGTTGCTTAAGCATGATTTCCTCCTGATAGAAATTGGCAAAACCGTTGTCTGAAAAAAGCGGGCGCGGTAAGGAGCCCGGCCCGCACATGGAGAGAGCTATTCGTTGGAATACATATCGATGACCTGGCCGGCGGCGTTGGCAAAGGCCTCAAAGTCAAATTCGGGAATGATGAAGTCTTCCTGTTTGGTGGCAAAGCTGAGCTTGGACGCCACCACCGAATACAGCAGCACGTTGAACTGGTTTCCGTTGTACACGTTTTCCAATAGCACCTGGATGGTCGGTGCGAAGCCCATGAGCTGATTGGTGATATTGAGCTGTGATCCGACAGCCGCAAGCGAGTATGTGTAACTGATAAGAGCTACGGCGCCAGCGACGTTATCCGCCGAGGCAAACGTGTAAACCCCGCCGGCGGTGACGGAATACTGTCCAACTACAGGGCCAGAAGCAACGCGGGTAAATGGGAGCCCAGTGGACGCGTAACGTACTCCCCAATCCTGCACAAACACGCCGGAGTTTGGCGGGGTAATCGTCACCTGGAAAGGCGTAGCGGGGATGGCGTGAGATTCATCAAGAGAAACCTGTTTCATTCCGGCAGGCATTGTCTGGCCGAAGAACAGATCATTCAGCATTTTCCCGTTGATGGCGGCAAACTTTGACTTGCCGGTGATCTTGCATTTACCCCGAGCCACAGCCTCAGGAAACTGTTTTTGTCCGTAAAGCTGTTTGACGTCGCCCGAGATATCGAGCGAGACGTCCTGCAGCGTTCCGAATTTCATGGGAGTGGGGTTCGTGGCGGTGTTGCCGCTTACGGGAAAGCCCCACAAGGTACCTGCGCCAAATTCAAACATTTTTTCTTTCTCCTTTTGGGGAGCCGGCCCTGCACTCCCATAAATTGAAGCCGCGGAACGACTGCGGTTTGTGAACTGGATGTGGTGTCTAAGCGGTGGTGAGAATTTCTATGGGCACAACGGCGAGAGCCATGGAGCCAACAACGTTTTCGACGATCTCAATCTTCCCCTCAATGCGGCAGTGCGAAACCTTGCCGCCAAGCGACTGCGCTATCCCCGGCGTCGCGTTCCGAATGGCTGCTTCCACTGCGTCCAGGAGCGAATTCAGTTCGGTGGAAGGGACCGAATTTGGTTCGCTGTCACCCGCGGTGTACAACACAAGATCCACCGCCAATTTGGCGTGGATGGGAAGGCCATTCACGCTGGTGCCTGTGAGTTCGTCTTTCTGCACCTGGTACAGCGACGGACGGTCCGCGGGCGAAAGCTGCGAAGGATCCTGCCAGCGCCGGCTGACCGTCTTGAACGGACCAGCCGGCGTTAGGAGCGCACTCTGCAACGTGGAGAACAACGCGGAATAAATTTGCTCGCGGGGAAAAATCACTGCGACACCTGAACTTGCTGGATTGCCTGCTCTAGCAGATCAGGCAATGCCTGTTGAAGATCATTGATTGCGGGACGCAGGTAGGGCCGTGGCCGAATGTAAGGACGGCGGCCCTCTTTTTTCTTGAATGGCCCTTTCCGCCCGGTGTAACCGCCGTATTCGTGAATACGGGCGTACGGCAGATCGGATCCAATGCTGACAACCAGACTCTGACCGTCGGGACTAACCTGAATCGAATTCAAGACAGAATTGAGCAGCTTGCCGCTGCGCGAGGTCAACAAATCACTGGAACTGCCTTTGCCCGCGGAGCCCGCAAAATATTTTGGGACCGCGGTCTGTAACGACTGATAAATGAGTGGCTGGAGCGCCTTGTAGACCTGGGCCACCAGACGAGGCGCGAGTCCGGCAAGCCGCTGCTGCAGCTGCTGTACGGCTGAGTCGTCAATCTTTACGCTAATCACAGCGCCAACCTCCTGTACTGGCTGAAAACGGCCATCGAACGTGGCGGCACATCACTCATGTCGAATGAGATCGTCACCTGCCCGCCCATGCTGTTGGATTTTTCGCCTATGCGAACCCGCTGGCGATAGGTCAAAGCAAACGCCTCAATCGCTGCCTGCTTTAGGTCAAGGGGCACGCTGGGAAAGCCCGCAGAATACGAAAGCTGGATATTCTGCACGCCACGGCAGAAGCGAAAGCCACGTAGCAGGATGCGTCGCCCATCCCACAGATAGCCCGCGGTAGTGGGAGTTGTGGCCGCCTGGATGCTGACTCCATCGATACTGACGCTGCTCATGGAAATGATGGGGAAATTGCGCGGAAGCAGCCGGTCCGAATCATTGCCGTCATAGTTTTCCGTCAGCGCGCCCAGCACCGACGACAGAATGTGCGGGCGATCGATGTACTGCAAAACTTGCAGGCTGGCGTTGGAAATAAGACTTTGCAGAGTCACGTCGTCATTGTTGCCCTGGTTAGGCAGCCATGATTTGAGTTCTGCAACGGTGCAAAGATCGTCAGGAGCAGCAGCCATTGGTTACCTCCAGAAATGAAGCAGGTTCGCAGCACAGACGCGGTTCGTGAAATTTGAAAGAGAAGGCAGTCTGGGCAGGGGAACCACAGACTGCCTTTTGGTCTCCTGCAACCTGCTGGTTGGCAGGCCAGGAGCATCAGCGGCGATTCGCGGCAATCAAGCCGCCGATGAATCGCTTATCCGTTGGCGACGTTGGCAATCACGCCAAGCGAGAACGGCGCGCGGCAGACAAGCACCTCGTCGGCATACACGCCATAAACATACTGGCGCGAGACGACGGGCCACTCGATCTGGTAATAGTCGCGGCGGCAGCGGACAAAAGATACGTTGTCCACGCCGGAGAGCGGGTAAGGAATCTCCGAGCTGTTAAAGAAGATGGTCCCCGGAGCCAGGTTGGGATGGATGCGAATATCCAGGAACTGCTGCGTGAACTTGTTCCAGTACTTGGCAATACTGGCGCCGCCCAGCAGAGCCGGCTTGTCATCTTCCGATCCTGTGCCGCCCGGCAAGGTGAACCGGAACAGCGGCACCCCGCCGGAAGCAACGATCTTTTTGTTGATGTTGCGCGCTTCCTGCGAGTTCACCCAGATTTCCGTGGGGCTGAGACGCTTGTTGTCCCAGAACCACTGCAGCGCCGTATCAATTTCCAGAACGCCATTGGCCTGGTCGGCGGTGAGCGTGTTGCCGTCGAGCGAGGCGAAGTAACCGGCGTTGGACTTCAAGGCTTGCGTGAGGAAGCCGTCAAAGACCAGAGCGTTCGCGGATCCATCTGTGCTGGAGTTTGCGGCGTTGGCTAACTGCGTGCCCGCAACCGGAGCGCTGATGGTGACTTTGTTCACGGTAGTGATGGTATTTAGCGTCGCCGTTCCCGCGCTGGTTCCGATATACCACGCGTAGCCAGCCGCGCCTTTCACCGCAGGCACAGTAGCAACAACCGTCTGTTGGCCGGCGGTGGTAGCGGCAACACCTGATGCGGCGCTGATAGCGCTGGCGCCCGCACCATATTGCGTGGAGGTACCGTCAATATTGACCCGCGTGACCTGGCCATAAGGCACGCCGCTGATGGAGACCGTGGCGTTGGCCAGTGCTCGCGCGGCGAGCGCTGTCACGAAAACGATGAGGTTCAGTCCAGAGCCGAGTGTTCCGCCGTTTGCCAACGCAACGGTAGGCGCAGGAGGAGTGCCCAACGGCATGGATGCATTGCCGTTGAGAATCACGTTCTCTTCGCCGATCATGACCGCACGTAGCAATGACTGAACGAGAGTAGCTTTATTGTCGAACTCTTTGCCGCCCGACCAGACAGCTTCCCAGTCGATGGAGGCTTCCAATCCGAGCCCGGCGTAAGACGCAACGTAGTCCTGCTCGGTGACGCTCATTTCCGCCGAGCGACGGCCCGGAGCAACGCCAAGTTCGAAACCCTGCGTGTTGACGCCGGTGATGGCTTTCCAGCGCGTGGCCAGATCGCCACGGTCACTTACCTGCCGAGGCAGGCGGTTACGCAGCGGCGTGATGACCGGATAAAGCTGAAGCGCCGGCCCGCGTAGATCAAACGCGTTCAAGTTGCCAGCCACGCCGCTGATCAGCGACTGACTGATGGTGGTTTTGTTCAAGGAGGACAGGTCCGCCTTGTTGAGCAGATCGAACGTCTGCTGACTGAGATCGCCAAACATTTCTGATTCCTTTTCTCCGCCCAAAGATTGCGGTTTTAAATTGAAGTGAAACTGCGCGGAAGAGTTCGCCTATAGGCGCTCTAGCGCAGGTAAACGGAGGCAGGTTGCGGTTGTTGCAGTGTCCGCTTGAGCAGTTCGTGGACGCTGGGCTCGCCAGCAGACTTAGCCAGCGCGGGACGGGCATCGTCTTCCTTGGTGACGGTGTGCGTCGGCACGCCGGTGCGCGCCACCCGTCCTGTGGACTCCTGCGGCGACACGAGTTTTTCCACGAGTGAAAGGAGATTGCTCAGCGAACGCTGGATCTCCTGGTTATTGCTCTCCATTTCGCTGCGCAAGCCGGCCACTTCCTGCTCCATTTCAGCCAGCTTGGCCAGCGCAGATGCGGAGCTGGCCCGTGCCTTTTCCAATTGCGCTTTGTCATTTGCTTCCAGCATTGTGCTTTGATCTCCTGTCTTTACTCCGGAGCGTGGACCGCCCGGGATCTTTTTTGTTTGGGCCGGGGTCGCATGTGAGAATTTGCGAACCTCGCAGGTGCCGTCGGCTTTCACGGCGGTGAAATGCGCACCGGGGACGCAGGGATTATCGACGACGCTTATTTCGACGGGACTGGCAGTGAAGCGAACATACTCGCCATCCTTCCATGCATTAACGTAAGCGCCGCCGATGCTGAAGCCGGTATAGACACCGAGCATGCATTTCTGCCAGGCCACGCCGTCAACGATGCGCGCGCCGACACGGATCTGTTTCAGGTCGTCATCGAAGGCGATGGCGACGAGCTTGCCCACGGCGCTGGGCTCGTGCATCTCACGGACGTTCCCGAGGCTCTTGCCGTCAGTGGCTTTGGCGATTTCGTCGCTCCAGCTCTTGAAATAGGGCTTGGAAGAGTCGTAGTCGAAGATTTCGCCTTCTTTGTCGACGATCTCTGCGGTGGCAACGCCCCAGACTTCGTGTTTGGATTCGTCGATCTTGGCGATCTGGGCGAAGAGGTTCATGGATTTCATGTTGGCTCCAAAGGAAAAGGCAGCCTGTAGGCTGCCTTGGTGATGGTGCTGTCTTCAATCTTTGCTGTTCGATCCACGCACAGCCGAGGGCGCCTCCACCCCAGCAAGCCAACTTCAGGCTAGCTGGGGACCCCGGGCTGTGCCACACGAGGTTCGTCGGGTTGAACTTCTACTGACGATTCAGAGTTTTGCGGTGAGTCTTTGATCTCCAAAGGAAAGATTCCGCGAGTGGTAATCACGGCATTGCCCATGCCAACGGGATGCTTGCCCAGGCTTTCGCGTACTTCGTCGATGGAGAGCACGCCGGCGCGAACATAAATATCATCGATTTTTGCCTGCTCGAGCGGATTCAACGTGCGGTCCTGCTCCCAGACAAACTCGATGTCACTGAAGCCGAAGTGGCGAGTGACGATGAAGTTGATAGTGTCGGCCAGGTAGCCAAGGATCGGGACGAGTCCTTCCGCGGCGGCTTGCTCCACGCTGGTTTCTGCCGTAGCGCGATTCATCACGCTGACAAACTGCTGCGGCGAGAGACCGAAGGCGTAGCAGACGATGCGGGTAATCCATTCGTCGAGCGCGTCCTTGAGCATGGGATCACGCGTGAACTGGAGATTGCCGCACTCAGGGACAAAGGTAATTCGGCGACGGCGAGCGGAGTTTCCGGCCAGCGCGCTGTCAAACCATTCCTGGAATTCGCTGATTTGGTCGGCCGACCATTCCTTGGGGACCTGCGCCACGGCTTCCGGCACGTTGCCTTCAGTGTAGTAATTCAACAGATGAATCTGGCGGCGCAGGCCGATGTTGATGGTGAGAATGATCTGCTCGACCGGCGAGAAGCCAAAAAACTTATGTGCGCGCACATTGCGCGGACGATAGATGAGCTGGTCGGAGGTGAAGTCCACGGCTGGCAAGCCTTTGAGAATTTGCTGGTACGCGACGGCCGGCGCTGCGGGTGTGCGTCCCATGGCGTCAATCTTGCGCGCGATGGTGGAGCCGTCGATGACTTCCAGGGCATAAAGCGATTTACCGGGAGACCACAACTCGCCTTCCTGCGAGACGATGGGAACCAGGACCGGAGCGTCGAGCACAAGCAAGTCTTCCAGCAGCAGGCGAACCCACTGCTGCCAGCTGTGCTCGCGGTCGGGATAAGAAAAGAAATTTGTGAGCTGCGTGAGCCGCGGATCTTTCTCTTCATCGTCATTGCCGCTGATGGCGCTGTTGCTGGTGTTGGCCGCGCGCTTTGGCGCGCCGGGCTGCGTCTTCATGCGAAACGCCCAGGGCATACGGCTGACTTGGTCTTTGCGCGTCTCAATGCAGAGACGCACAAGATCGAACGAATCAGCCAGGGAACGCATCTGTTCAAAAGAGATGGGTTCCATGTTGCGCGGCTGAATGTTGATGTTGTAGCCGACCGGGTAGTCGAGCGTCCGTGGTGGAGTGCCTGCGGGAGCGCTGGGCGCCATGGGAAGGTCAGGACCAAACCAGACATCGAGCGTGTTGCGCAGCTTGCGGCCGACGCGCTCGACAAAGCCAGATTCGAGCGCAGTAAGTTTTCCGCCATTGAGTATCTCAGGCATCAGGCCATCCCCACTTTCACGCCCATGACGGCGGAAGTTTCAATGATGAATTCAATCACAGAGTTCTTGCGGTAAGCGGACTTCATGTGCTCATCCTGAATGCGCAGGCCCTCGTGCCAGCGGCACTGGCCTGTGTCATCGATGATGTATTCGCCTGTCCAATTCATATGTCGCTGCGCTCCAAACCGCTTTTGCGGCGTTCCAAAATTAAGTGTCTTCAGCCCTTGGGCGCGCAGCTCGGCGCGTGGTCGGCCGCGCTGCTCCATTCCCTCTTCATCTTGTCGCTTCGCTCCAAACCGCTTTTGCGGCGTTGATCCCAAAAAGCTGCTTTTCTGCCTTGAGGCTGGCGGCTCGGCGCCACACGGGCCTCGCGCCTCCCGCAGATGCAATTACCAGTCGCTTTGCTCCAAACTGCTTTTTGCAGCAGGCAATCGAGAAATCGATCGAATCAGTAGCCGACGATCACGCGATCAGTGCAAGTGCCGGCCGTGGCAACGTCATTTTTTTCAAAGAAAGAGACGGCCAATTGCGGCAAGCGAACGGGCGCGCCGAGCGTTCCACTGGTGACGGTGGGAGCAAGTTCAGTAGCGAGGTATGCCTGCTGCGCACCGGACGCAATGTTGGTGGCAATGGTGTAGCTGTTATAGACGATGAAATTCGGGTTCGACTGCCCCTGGTCGTCCGCGGTATAGACGGTCATGACCAGGTCAAAGTTCTGCGTACAGGAGGCGAAGACGGTCATCTTAGTGGCGTCGCCGATGCGAATAATACTGGTGTTGGGCGTAGCGCCGCCGATCGAGGCGGGCAGAGCAACGCCGCTGTGCGCCAGGTCCGTGGGAGAGTAAACCAGATGAGGCATGGGACGCGGCAGCAACGGCCTGCCGTTTTTATCCAGTTCAGGGAATTGGCTGGAGGTTTGGGAAAAAACAAAAAGCGTGGTGACACAGAGCAGGGCGAGAAGGGCGAGCGATGCGGTTTTCTTGTTCATAAATTTATCTCCATTAGTCATTAGGTTGCAGCGGCTCGAGCGCTACGGATGAAGCTTTACATTGTGATTTTTCAGAAACTGAAATACATAGGTCCTTCGACTCGCCCTCAGTCGCGATGCTTCCTCGGGCATCGCTCAGGATGACAAAGCAATTGGATATCGCATGCATCTTTAATTGGGCTCACGCGATGCTGCAGCGGAGCCGGTCACCGAACTCGAGGCTATCCGGAGCGTTCACAAAAATATGTCTTATGGTCTCCCCAGAGACTCGATCTCAGCCGGCGTTACAGCCTCAAAAGGAGAGAATGCGGACGAACTGGAACGCAATGCTATACGGGAACGCCTTTTCCTCTTCTTTAACATGGGAAAAGGATAGAGTACGCAAAAGCAGTCCACGCAGAGCGATCGGGAGAGTTCCGATACCGAACGCCGCTCGTCAGAGTTGAGGGGCGCATTACATTCTTCACAGCGTGGCGGACCGACACGGCCGTTATGATCGTGTGCCATAGAAACACCTCTACGCCGGACGCAGACCGGCGAACAGCAGGAGCGGCCTGAGACGGCAGATTTATTTGTTAGTGGTTGAGACAGCTGACTTGAAGCGGTACTTGGTACTTGGTCTTGAGGGTCTTTTACTTATTCAGGTATTGAATCCAGCAGTTTATGTCTGCAGGCTCTACTTACAGATCTACAGATCTACAGATCTACAGATCTACAGGATCGCTGATCGACTTGAGCTTGATTTGCAGGGCCGTTTCGACGGTTTTTGGGAACCTATCATTCTGCGATGGAGCGAGAACCCTAATCTACGGGATCTTTTGCTCTGCTCCCGATGTGAGCGCGCATTGCTGCCGAGGCAGCGAATACAGCCACAAGTGAAAGCCCAGAATGAGGTTCCCTCAGCAGACGCATACGGTACGCCGGCATCGGAAAGGTTGCAGGCCGTTGGATTAAGCCGGCGCCGCTCCCGGCTATGCAGAACCAACTTCCGCCCTGCATAGACATCTTATACGACAGATCACTTTCCAAAGTCAATAGCAAAAATCATTTTTATCGATTTTTTCTCTAATATCCGCGTATTATCGGACATGTCAAGTGTTGACAATTATTTAGACATCACTTAGACTTTAGACACTTATGGCGCGCGAAACATACAAGCAGGCTTACGCGACAGCAAAACTCGATCTGCTGCAACAGCTGCAAAAACGAGATGACCTGGAGCAGAAGATCCGCAAGCTGAAACAGACAGTCAAAGCCCTGGGCGAACTGTGCGGCGCCGCCCCGGAGGAGATCGACAAGTTGCTTCTGGCCGAGGGCTTCGCGATTGAAGCCAAGCCGGGTTTTACCGAATCCATCCGGCGGCTGTTCCGCATACACCAGACCGCGCTAAGCCCAATCGATGTCCGCGATGACCTGGTAAAGATGGGGATCGGCGTGGGCCAGGTAAATCTGTTGTCGTCCATTCATACAGTTTTGCGCCGCATGGCGGAAGCCGGCGAAATCGAGAAGACCGGCGATGCAAAATTTCAGTTGCCGGGGTGATTTTATGTCTCTCCTCGGGCTTGGTCCGCCGCTTCTTGTCCTTGTGCCGTCGTTCTCGAAATTACCTCCGGCTCATGGCGATTCAAGAACAACAGATCCAATCGCTCAATCTCACTGCGTGCCCACAAGGCATGAGGTTCGTTTTCAAATCTGCTCCATCGCAGCGCAGCGTCGTTGAGCGCCGCGCGGATTTGTGGATACTGTTTTGGGTTGCACTCGATATGGCTGCCCTGAACAACGGCGGCGATGACATTCCGGGTAAGTGCGCTTTCTTCTATTGTGTCTACCGAACCTGACGGAGGACGCGCAATCTTGCGCGCCGTCTGAGATTCACGAACTTCTCCATTCGCCTGCTGGCGATAGAATTCAACAATGCCGCCGCCGAGACGGCTGCGCATATAAATGAGCGCCTGCGAAGTTGCGTCCATATCGTCATCATGCGCGGCCTTGGGAAACGTGCAAATGTTGTGCAGGTAATCTTCAACCCAGTTGCAGCCAAAAATCTGCGGATCTGGAAGTTCAATGCTGCCGGATTCCCAGAGCGGCGAGGTGGCCTGGGCTCGGGCAAGCTTGCCGCCTTCAGGATTTACGGCTACGACGCCGGCAATTTCTTTCCGCAATTCACTGATAACGGCCGGACCGTTGGCCTTGTCTTCAATCAGCACGGCGTGGGCCTGGGGAAACTTGCCGTGGCAGGCTTTGATGGCGGCCATGGTGGGGCCGAAATCCAGACGGTCATAGGTGCGATACGGCAGCATGAAATATTTTCCGCCAGAGCGCCCCCAGACCTGCCCGGCAACAAAGTCATTCTCCTGGCCGCCGCTGAAGGTGCAATCCCAGGACTGAACCATGAATTCAAACTTCTCCGGCATCTGGCGATAGAAGCGCACCCACTGGCGCTTGATAATGCCGCCATCGAGCGGAGCGGGCGTTTGCTGGTATTGTCCGTTGAAGGCCCAGCTACCCATGCCGACGCGCTGGCTATCGAGAAAAGATTGCGGCAGCCGCGCGGACCAGAGAAGGTCACCCTCTTTCTGGTTTTTAACTTTCTTCGTTACAGGAAATTCCCATGGCTGATGTTTCTGGGCGATCGCCGGCAGACTGATATGCTTCCAGCGGCTGCTCTCACGAGCGAGCACATGGCCGGTGAGATCAAGTTCATGCAGACGCTGCATAATAATGATCTTGACGCCGGTGGCTGGATCATTGATGCGGCTGCGAAAAGTGGTGTCAAAACGCAGGTTGACGGCTTCCCTTTCCACATGGCTGATGGCCTGCTCAGGGTTGAGCGGGTCGTCAAAGATAAGGATGTCACCACCCATGCCCGTGGCTGTGGCCTGCATGCCGGTGGAGAACATGGCGCCGCGCGCAGAATTTTCATAATGGCTTTTGACGTTCTGATCACGCGAGAGCGTGAAGACGCTGCTCCACTCTTTCTGGTACCAATCTGACTCAATGATGCTGCGACGGAAGATGCTGTGCTGTGTGCTGAGCTTTTCAGAGTACGAAACGAACATGAAGCGACGCGACGGATCGGTGGTCCAAACCCAAATGGGAAAGAAAACCGTGATCAGCAGGCTCTTCATGGTCCGTGGGGGAACATTGAAGATGATGCCTTCAAGATCGCCACAAACGCTTTTGAAGTCCTCGTCACGGATCAGCGTGAGGTATTCACAGATGAGATCAAGATGCCAGTTCCAGACGAGAGAACTGACAGGCTCAAGAATGCGCCAAGCTTCGTGGACAAAGGCTTTCAGCGTGAGCTTAAGAACTTCGCTTTTCGTTGTCACTGTAGGCGAACCGGCGGCCTCATGATCGGCATTGTCAGCCAAGGCGGACGAAGAATTTTCCGTTGCTCGCAATTGGCGTGCGCTACTGGAGCCACGTCTTTTCTTGCGGCCCGTCATTGCCCCGCGTTTGCTGGGTTTAGTCATCGGTTTCTTTCCTCAAATGCCACGGAGTACATCTGCTGATTCTCGATGTACCCGGCCTGACCTTCAGTTTCATCTTCAGCTTCGAGGCCAACTTCAGTTTCGCCTTGGATATAAGTGATGCCTGCGACGTTTTTCCGCCAGCCGACGTAGAGCGCCGTCTTGACAAGATGAGAGCCTGCAACGTACTCCCAGATGGCGGTGCCATTGATGTTGCAACTGGTATCACGCAAATAAGTAATCTTGGCGAAGGTGAGCTGCAAAGCACGGTTCTGATGAATGAACTGCGCCATTCCGTCCCTGACGAGCCCGATGGCAGAGACGACCCGTACAGCAAAAGCGGGCGGCGCGGGATAAGCACGCTCACAGTCGGCAGTTTTGCCCTGGAGGCAATCCTTGCAGGGATTCGACCGGCAATAAGCGTGAATCGCGCATGTGTGGCACGGATAACCCAGAATGCAGGAAGAAAACAACGTGGGCTGGTGCATTCGATATACGGGTACAAGAAGCTGCGACACTGGATATTCCCTCGCATGGTAAAGAACATTGCTGATCTTGGTTTGTGCGGCGTGCCACTTTGACAAAGTCGCCCTTCTGCGGAAAACGCGGAATGACGTCGCACAGGAATCGCCGCGATGCTTGTTGAATCTCTTCAGGAACTATTGGTTTCAGGTTCGATCGGCTGGCCCCAGCGCGTTGGCTCAATGCCATGAACCTCATGAAACGGAAGATTTCTTTTCGTGAATCCGGAGCCGAGCAGGACGAAGCTGCACTCTTGCCCACATTCCGGGCAAGCCACTGCGCTGTGCGTCGGTAGTTCTGTAATTGCCTGCCGGACAGCGCCACAGTGCGAGCACCGCAGAGCGATATAGATACAGGAGCGCAGAGCGGCCTGGTCGGTGGAGGATGGCCGGAAAGAACATTGCCAGCGATCGCCCGACACGGACGGGCGCAGTGAGCCGAGCTGCGTGGAAGCTGATAACGAATCATGATCGAAAGGCATTTTCTTTTTCTCTTGTACGGCGGAAAAGACTTGAGTTTGGTTGAGCTCTGTTGTCAT